AAACGACTTTGATTTAAACTTGCAAACAATGGATGATCTGCATAAACCGGCATTAGATGGAATCGGGTACCAAGACTTAATCCAAGAACAGATGGTAGGCGAAACATCGGTATATGAAAACGGTGCAGCAGTCTCTAATATGAAACATCTAGCAGCTAACAAAACAGTCGCTTGGATTGACTACATGACGAATTACAACCGAACATTCGGAGATTTCGCAGCAGGAGAGGCGCTAGATTTCATGGTACTTAATAGAAGATACGAGGTAAATAATCTCAACCAAATTGACGATTTAACAACTTATATCGATCCACAAAAGTATATCGAAATCTTTGCAGATACAGATTTAACAAGCCAAAACTTCTGGGTACAAACAGTAGTACAGGCAACGAGACGAGGTAACTATAGTGCTAAACAAATTCCATTCTTATAATCATGAAAAAAATTAACAAAATAAGAGTAAACAACTTCAAAGGAATGATCGAGATGGTAGAAAAAGGAGAAACATTAATCAAAAAAATCCAAAGAATTCTCGACGAAAACGAACCATTAACCGACGGAGCACCCATGATCTACACGCCTAAACAGGCAGGAGTAAGAGATGATTGCAATATACGAACAGACAAATGGGCACTAGCTATGGACGCAATGGACAGAGTCAATAACTACAAATTGAATGAATACCTCAAAAAGGGAGAAACCGAAACGCCAAAAACAGCAGAAGGTCAAACCGAAGGAGGAGTAACTGAACCAAATCCAACTAGAGACAACTAGTCGGGTACGACTACGTACACTACATGCGAAAAGGGCGGTAGTCAAAATTGATTACCGCTTTTTAAGGCCAAAAAAGCGCAGTACGCATGTAGCATATAATATCGAGTAAATAAGGTAGCGCTTCTTCAAAAGCAAGCGCGAAGAATGTAAAAATTAATTATTATGGGATTAGGAGCAAAACTAGGAGAAGCAGCAGTCTCAGGATTAACAGGCGCTGTAACTGGAGGAATAGGATCAATAGTCAGCGGAGGTCTAGGACTTCTAGGAGGACTATTCAAAAAAAACAATAACGGACTTAAAAACCAGCAGAGACTAATGCAACAAGCATGGGAGTATGAAAAAGAGGGAATGGGTCTGCAATATAATTACGGGCAACAAGCAGCAGACGCTGAATACAAAAGAAATCTTCAGATGTGGAAAGATACGAATTTTGGAGCGCAAAGGGATGAGATGGAAAAAGCAGGGCTAAGCGTAGGTCTTATGTACGGAAACGGAGGAGGACAAGCGGCAAGTACAGCAGGAGGAAATGCAACTCAACCAAACGCGCCAAAAACCAATCCGGTTGAAGTAGCACTACAACAACAATCACTAGGGCTGCAATTGAAGCAAATAGAGGCTCAAAATCGACTCGCAAACGCAGAAGCAACCAAAACCATTGCCGAAGCAAATAAAATCGCAGGAGTGGACACAGAAGGGGCAAAACTAGACAACGAATGGAAGAAGGTTGAGAATAGAATCCAACTCAGCCGAGAAAACATCGAAGCAAGTAACGTAACAGCCGCAGAAGCAAACGCTCAAAAAGCAGTGGCGGAATGGAACAGCGCAGTTATACAAGCGGAGATAGATGCCGACACCAAAGTAGTAAAAACACAGACAATCATTGAACAACTAACGAACATGAGAAAAGAAGGAGCGCTCATGGTGGCAAACAGAGAATTGAGTGAAAAACAAAAAGAAAAAGTTGAAAAGGAAATCCACTACATGTTCTATGAATTATATACCAAGAGAATGTCAGCAGAAGCAGCACAAGAGATAGCCAAAGCTACATACGAAAAGGTGAAAAACGAGTACGAACTTGGAAAAGGACACTTAAGCAACGAAGACGACAAGAATCTACGAGAATGGATTTACGGTGGTGTTCACGAGGGAGCGGAAATCATAAAAATTATAACAGATTTCTTACCGGCAGGAAAAGCAGCAAAAGTGCTCAAAATAATAAAAGAAAATTGGAATAATAAAGGCGATTACTCAAAAAGTATAACAACTCAAACAACAGAATAATGTGTTATTTTACCAAAAGAGTATTGAACAAGCGGTTTCTACCTAATCGAAAGAATAGGTGGAATCCGCCTGTATGCACAGACGAAAGATTTAGATACGTAGAAGTAGAATGCGGACACTGCTTCGAATGTAGGAAGAAAAAAAGAAGAGAATGGCGAATCAGAAATTATGAGCAACTCAAAGAAACACCAGTAGCAGTGTTCTTCACAGGAACCGTATCACCAAAGAGATACGAACACATATGCAAACAATACGGATACAAGAACGACGGAAGCCAAGACAATGAGATAATCACGAAGATACAAAGGCTATTCCTAGAGAGAATCAGAAAAGAAAAAGGATACTCAATCAAACACTGGTGTGTCACAGAAAAAGGACATACCAACACCAGACGTATACACATACACGGACTATACTATGCAACGCACGGAGAAACAAAGTGGCAACTGACAAGGACACTATTCGAGAACTGGATCGACGGATACAGATTCTACGGATCATACGTTAACGAAAGGACAATCAACTACGTGTCAAAGTACATGACAAAAAAAGACGAAGACAATCCGGACTACATCGGAATAGTACTATGCAGCAAGGGGCTAGGAGCAAACTACGCAAAGAGAATGGCTTATAAACACGAATGGAATAAAGAAAAAACAATCATCACATACAAAGCAAAAAACGGAGTAGATATGCCTCTGCCAAGATACTACAAAACACAATTATACACAGAAGATCAAAGACAACTGTTATGGCTATACGCTGAAGACAAAGGAGTTAAGTGGGTAAAAGGATTCGAGGTGGAAGGAGCAAACGGAGCAAACAAGGATTACTATGAAGCATTAGTAAGACAAAAGAATGAAGAAGGAGCACCGCTACACGGTGATGTAGAAGAAGACATCATCCGAAAAAAAGCAATAAACAGAATGAATAAGCTACAAAATCTGACACAAAGAAAACGGAATCAAAGGAGAGAGATAAAGAGAGAAGAAAGAGATCTATTCTACTCACTGAAAGACGGAACCTACTGTCCGTTCTAGAGGCTTCGCTGCGCTCGAGGTGCTCGAAATGTAACTCTAGGTAGCGCCTACGGCGGATTTTAACTCGGTCAACGACCTCGGCCGTTCCGGTGTCGAAACACCTTCACTCTGCGAAAGCTCTCCGAGCTTCCTCCACGCTATGCAGATCATCAATCAGTTATCGTTTCACGATAACAACTGGTCCGTAACGAACGGACTATACCATGCGGATCATTTTATTTTATTTTTACAGAGCAGTAAGGGTAACTGAAAAGTAAAGATCGCTACCTACAGAAACTGCTTAAGGACAGAGCGTGCACCCGATCAAAGATCGTGGTGTGCGCCTTTGGCGATATCAAGGTGCTAACGCTCTAGGGCAGCGCCCTAGAACCCTGCTTTTGTCGCTCGCGCTATGGAAATGTTAAGAAAAGTTATAAGATAACAGAAAAATTTGCAGAATCAAAAATTATACGTATCTTTGTAGTGTAAGAAAAAACAAGATGTATAACATGTTCCACGTGGAACAATAAAAACAAAAAATTATGAAAACAAATTACTTAATTACAATAATGGATCAAACACTTTCAGCTAACAGTAGATTATACAATAATATCAATAATAAAGTATTAACAATTTAAATTTACAAAATTATGGCAGCAACAAATTACACAGTAATCGTAAAAAACAAAGAAACAGAAAGAATAGTGCTGATCGATTTATCAACCAAATGGACATACAAACAAGCACTAGCAATTGCAAAAGAAACACACGCAAAAAACGATACACATGAACTAGTATGCGTAATAGAAACAAGTAAAATCCTATTAAAAGATGAAAAAGAAAATGAAAAAAATTGTGCACTATAGATATGGTGGACAAAAATTCGATACATTTCGGGAGTTAAAGTGGCACATGTACCTGAATATGCAAAAAAATACAAAAGATAATGCGTATCAGATGTGGAACGACGAGATATTAAAAGAATATGAATTTAATAGACAAGAAAGGAGGTTATTATGTAGAACTATCTATGATTACGAAAAAATCAACCTTGAAAAATGGAACAATTGTCAAACCAAATTATTCAACGATGGATAAGAAAAAAATCATTTACAAAATTGTAGAAATAGTATGCACGGCTATCATCAGTATAGCCGCAGTACTGACAGCACAAAGCTGTACAATGTCACTTAGCGTGAGTAAGAACAATCAGAACAGTACTCAGAAAACTGAACAGACAAGCACGTCATCAGTAGACAGTACCAACATTAAAATTCAATCAAAATTCAAGTAAAATGAGATTAAAAGAAGCATTTAAAATCAGAAAAAAAGACGCAGAATCAGATGACGTTATCATTACTATTGGTAATCACTTGGCTAGTGAGCAAGTTTTTAAATCAGAGGAAGAAGCACAAAAAGTAATTGACGCAACTGACTGGGATCTAGTAGCAGCACTAGTATACACGCTCAAAGAAGCGGACGAATGGGAACAATCACAAAAAAAGGAGGAATAAATCATGTCAGTAACTAGAACTTTAGGAAAGAATACACTGGGCGACAATAATAAAATGAAAATCGCCATGATAGACTACGACATGTCTACACATGACATATCAACAGTCTTCAGAAGCTCAATAGGAGTAGGAATGCTCGTACCGTTTTGTAAGATACTTTGTCAAAAAGGAGACATCATCGACATAGACTTAATAAACAAAACACTGAGTCAACCAACGCTTGGACCGCTCTTCGGGTCATTCAAACTACAACATTTCATGTTCTTCGGAGGATTCCGATTATATAACAGTTGGCTGCACAACAACCGTACGGGAATTGGTATGAAAATGTCTGACATTAAACTACCAATGATGATAGCAAACACGGTAGGAGTAGCAACAGAAGCATACACCAATATCTCAGCATCAGCATTGTACAAGTATCTAGGATGGAGCATGTCAAGAAGAAAAGGAGCGGAAGCAATAGGAGGAGTATTCAAAAACGGTGTACCACTCCTTTTATATCTCGATATTTTCAAGAATTACTTTGCAAATACTCAAGAAAACAACTTTTACATGTTAAAAGGTGCGGGAAATGTAACACTTAACATATCAGACAGTTATAACAGTACTGAAGACGGAGACTACACAATTGGAACCGATCAAAAATCAATAAATTTTACTAAAACGACAAAGATAAAGACTACAATAAAAACCGATAACGACCAACGGTTCTGGGAAAGTATCAAAGTAAGAATATTCTTATCAGATAGTAGTTTCCAAACAATAAACCTAGCAAGATTAACAACAAACGCTCTAACAAACACAATCACACTCAACGCAGTACCTGCAGAACCATATGCAACAATCCTGCAATTCCAAACGACACAAGCGACTGCAAGTTTCATAAAAACAGAGCTAGGTCAATATAATTTACAAATACTCGACCAAATAAGAGATGTGATACTGCACACAAAAGGCAACCAAACATTAAAGTTAATCGAACAAAACGTA